TACAGCGTCTTGTAGACGTCGAGGCCCTTCGGTTCCTTGGCCCTGAACAGCTGAACCCAGTCTTTGAACGCCTGAGGCGGGATGGCAGGGTCGAGCGACACGACCATGTTCGGCGTCGCGCCGTTCTCGAAGAAGCGCAACTTGTGGTCGGTCGCCGCGCCATCGGCCATGATCTCGCGGATGACGGGGGAGAGCCATGACATCCCGCGCCACGCCGCGAGCGGATCCGGAACAGGGGCGAAATGAGCGACCTCGTCGGGCATGAGGAGCTCGGGCGCCGCTCCCGAATGCACCCCGCCCGGGTAGTACAGGTAGCCGATCACGTCGCTGTCGATGTCCCAGGCGTCGCCTACGGGCGAGCTCGTGGAGCCCGAGACGATGACCATCCAATCGGGCCGCTTCACCAGGTGGAGGCGAGAGCGGTCAATGCCCCGGCGGATGACGAAGGCGTTGCCGGCCAAGTCGGCGTGGAGCAGCGCCCGCGACAGCAGGTCGCCCGTTACCGCGTTGGGCCAAGGTGCCTCGAGGATGCCGAGCTCGGGCGTCCCGAACAGCTCGCCTGGCTGGCCGCCAGAGAGCACCTGGAACTGGAACCGCGCCTGCGTGAACAGCATCAGGCGGGCAAGTTCGATGGCGAACACCACGCCGTTGCGTCGGTAGGCTGACTGCACCAGCCCGGCGAACGTCGACTCCACCTGCTCCGTCGTTCCCTGGAGCGTCTGCTGGATTCCGGTCACGCCGTAGGTCGATCCGTTGAACGCGAAGTAGCTGAGCCACTGGTCGAAGGTGATCGACGGGGCCGTCGATCGAGCAGGAACACGCTCGACGAGTGAGCGCAGGAGCGTGGTCACGAGCGCGCCCTGCGCTTGGCATCGACGTCAATGCCGGCCAGCCCGAACACACCGAGCGCGAGTCCTGCGAGGATGAGCGCGGCAGGAGCGTAGATCAGGGCGACGCCGGCGACCACGAGCCCGAGGCCGGTGAGCGTCACGCCGACGGCGAGTAGGCGCGGTGTTATGTCCATGCCACCATCGGCTCGGGAGGGGCGGGAGCGGCGGCGATCTGGAGCGCGGCCTGGAATGCCATGATCGCGGCCACCGCAAGGTCGATCTTGCGCGGCGAGTGACGGCCGTCCTTTGTCACGTACGCCCCGTCCGCGGTCTCCTTCACGATCGCGTTCGACAGGTGGCGTGCGAGGTTCACGCTGCCGTCGTGGGTGAGTCGGCCCTGAAGCACCGCCGAGTAGAACAGTGAGCAGGCATCGATCATCCGGCGCCGGTCGGGGCCCGCGTCCACGACGACGTCGCCGTAGCGCTCCCACCATGCCTCGGTCTGGTCGTACCAGCGGCTGCGGTCACACGTGAACCGTTCGACCTTCCAGCGGCGGAACGTCTCGTGGACGCGGGCATCGACCTCATGGCGAGGCACGACCCAGTCAGGCCCTGCGCTTTCGGGTCGCTCCCACAGCCCGATCTCGAACACGTGGCCGTCGAGGGTCACACCCGCAAGCGCCGTGGCGTCGTTGTTGTACGAGCCGTCGAAGGCGACCGCGATCGGGGTTCCGTCCGGCGGTTCGATGAGTCCATCCGGATGCCGGCGGTCGGGCCACGCACCCGCCGGCAGCCATCGCAGCTCGTGCTCCGCGCGCTGGTTGAGCATCGCGCGGCGAAACTCGCCATCGGTCATCGTCTGGCGCGCGTGACGGACGGTGTCCTCCGTGATCGTCCAACCGAGCGCGGGCATGCAACCCCACCAGGTTGCGGGATCATCTGGGTCGGCATCGGGATCCGCGGCCCACTCGAAGTACGCGACGCCCGAGGACAGCCCGGCCTCGACGGCCGCACGCCCGGTGGCGACCTTGCGGTTGAGGTAGGCGGAGCGCCCGGTGCCCATCGTGCTGAACACGAACAGCTGGCCGTCCGGCCGGGTGGCCATCGCCGGCAGCATCGCCTGCTCGCGCCGATCGTCCTCGTCAGCGAACGCCTCGTCGATGAACGCCTGATCGAGCGTCCGACCATGGCCGGCGTCCTCGGCCGACGCGAGCACCTCGAGCCGGCTGCCGGAGCGGAACTCGATTGCCGTCTCGGCCGCGCCTCGCAGGACGCGGAACAGGGCAGACCGGAACGGCGAGTGGCGGAGCATGGGCCAGAAGTCGTTGATCACCTTCTGGCGCGCGTCGAGCCCGGTCTGCGCGGTGTATGCGGACCGGAACGGGCGGTCGCGCATCAGCGCGCCGTCGAGGACCAGCACGAGCTGCTCGGTCGACTTGCCGCTCTGGCGTGGCACGGTGACCACGATCTCCCGGTACGCCGGCAGCCCGGTCGCCGGGTCGTACTCACCGGCGACGTCGGCGACGAGCTGCTGCCAGGGCATGAACGGCGTGCCCAGCTCTCGCGCGATCGTGGCGAGCCGCGGGCCGGTCGTGGGCCGGTCAGTTCGTCGCGTCGCCCACCGGGGCAGACAGGCGCCGGACGAGCTCCCCGAAGGCGTCCCCGTCCTCGCGCGTGAGATCGGTGAGGTCGCTGACGGCGGTGCGGTACTCGCGCCAGAGCGACGCGTTGTCGGGATGTTGGTCGACCGCGTCCGCGAGCGAGCGGACGAGCTGGACGAGGGCGTCGTGCTCGGGCGCCAAACGGTCCGCGGCACAGAGGGCACGGAGAGTGCCATCTACCGCCCTCCGGTTCGGACCGGGCCGGCGTCTCGGTTGGGCCATGTTGCACCTGAGTGAGAAAGCGACGTGAGCGCGGGTCCTCGGAGGGGACGGCCGTTTCTCGCGAGGGTGGATACCCCCCGTCCCTTGGCGCGCTCGTTGCACCTCGGATGCGCGGCCAGCCAGCCGTGTCCTGGACTGCCGTCCACCACGTGGGCTGCGACCCAGCGCCCGCTCGGCATGATCAATCGACCGCAGTATCCGCACGGGCCAGGCAGTCCTGCCGCTAGCAGCTGTCGCGCCCGTCCATGTGCCCGCCCGTAGCCACGCTGCTGCCGCGTTCCGCGTGAGCGGTCTCGCACCCGTTCGCATGCCGGACAGCGTGAGCCGCCCGTGAGAACGCCACAGCCAGGACACACGTGCTTCATCACACGTAGGCTCGTGCGGTGAGGGTCACGTTCGTATTCGCGCTGTAGTTGAGCTTCAGGAACCGCCACGGCTGATCGGCCCGCAGCAGGTAGGTCGTGGTCACCGCGGTGGTGACCGTGATGTCGGCCACGGTCGCGGTCTCGGGCGTGGCCACCAGCGCGTATGCGACGGTGAAGAAGTTTGTGCCGTCAACCGAGCCCAAGATCTTGACGGTGACCGTGGGCGTGGCGCCCACGGTGGACGTGAGCACGACCGCGGCCGGCAGGCCGATCCGGTCCGCGCCACGATCGACGGTGTTCGTGGTGTCAGTGTTGCCGGTCTGCGCGGAGCCCAGCAGGACCGCGTTCCAGAAGCGCCGAGGGTGAAACCTGATCGTCGCCATCAGGACACCCGGGCCGCCCAGTACAGGTAGAGGACGATGACAGCCGAGTTGACGCTGTTCCCGGTGATGTCGATCGTGATGGGATCAGACGCGGCGGTCACGGAGCCGCCGGCGAACACGATCGGACGCTCCAGCCGGACCTGGTCATCGCCCGACGGCATCGACGCGCACTGGCCGTCGAGGATGTCCGCGCCGTAGCGGGTGAGCGCGAGGCCCCAGCCTTCGGTCGGTGCCGTGGCGCCGATGTCCGCGGCGATCGCGAACAGCTGGCCCTCAGGCATCGGCGCGCCGGAGAAGCCGGTCATCGCCTGGATCAGGGTCAGCAGGTCGGTCGACGGGAACGAGCCGTTGGCCGCGTCCGCGGTGCATGTGATCGCGAGCCGTCGGACGAAGCCCGAATCCTTGTAGTTGGTCCCGACGAGCGTTCCGGGCATCCTAGATCTCTGGCGCCTGGAACCGGCGCCGGATGAGGGCCGCGAGCGCGGTGATCCCGGCCACGATCGGCGACACCCACGGGTGGGCGTCAGACGGCCAGACGGCGGTCAGCACGCCCGCGAACGTGGCCAGCACGATCGCGACGACGGCGGCGGTGAAGCTGGTGTCGAGGGCCAGCGGTCTCATGCGCGAGTGTCCCGACCGAGCTTCACGGCCCGGCTCAGCGCCCGGCGGAACGGCGGCGTCAGTCCGGGATCGGGCAGCGAGCCGGCGAGCTTGATCTCGGCCGGTGAGAATGCCGGATAGTGGGGCAACGGATAGATGCCGGGACCGGCCTGGAGGATCGTGGCCACGAGCTCGACGACCTGCTTCTCGACGCCCGACTCGTCGGCGAAGATCGGATGGGCGTCAGGCGGCAGGGCGTCGTCGCGCAGCGCCGCGAGCGCCGCGAGGTACTGCTTGGCCAGCGCGTACGTGTCGTTGGCCGGGCTGCTGAGGTCTGCCATGGTGCATCAGTCCTCTCTAAGCGAGACGGCCGCCTGGGGGACGGCCACCCATTCGCCGGCCAGGGCGCCGGCGATCACGGGCACGAGAGTGAGCGAGCGGTGTCCGGGCCACGGCACGCTGCGAGACGGTCCAACCGGGGCCGAGGTGGCGTCCTCGAAGGTCACGCTGCGGCGACCAACAACGACGCCGGCGACGACGCGGTAGACCCAGAATGCGCGCCCGGCAGCGAACTCGAGCGAGCGCTTATTCGGCACCGCAACCGGCGCCGGCTTATCGGCGAGGGTGACGTCGGCGGCGATCACGAGCCGGCGGCCGGTCGGCCCGGTCACGATCCGCAGGAAGCGCCCGTGGGGCACGGCCGTCTGGTCGATCGTCACCTCGGCGTCGACGCTGACCGGGCCCGCTGGCACGCGCGAGAGCTCGCGGAACGGCGCGACCACGGCGAACGAGCGGCCGGTACCTGCGAGCGTGCCCGGACGGGGCGGGAACGTCCGCATGGTCACGGTGGGCTTGACCGCGACCTGCACCGTCACCGTGGTGTTGG